TTTCCGACCATTGCGGCGGGGTTGAACCGCGGATTGTAATCAACTGTTCTGTAGGAACCGATTTGACAATTTTCAACGTATCGCCGTCCAATTCGCCGATTTCAAACGGCGCCCACCTGTATATGAACTGGTTTTTGTTGTCGTCGCTTCGCTCCTTATCGTGACTACGCTCCCTGTCGTGACTACGCACCTTGTCGTGACTACTTATCGGTATCCAATTCTTCTCGCAATAGGTATCGGTCGGCGGTTCTAAGACGCGGCCATTCTCAAACATCGCCATTGACGCCGAGTAATCCCCCGTTATCATCCGGATTTTCTGCATCACGTGGTAAGATTTGTTGGTCGCCACATATTTCAATTGATTATTGGAAATAAATAATCGCACGTCTTCCAGTCCCGTGATGGATTTGTCGTATTCGCGGAGCCCAATCATCCCCTCCCACATAAACTCGGGATCCGGCAAAATTGCTTTGAAATCGTCCGTCAAATAACACCGCAAATTGTGTGTCTGCAAATGGCCTTCGGGGTGATTAATGTGGTATCTGCCGTACTCGTCCAACTTATAATTGACGTACCGCACATTCAGGATATGTTGTCCCTCAAAGAATATATAACTACTGGATGAGGGGTAGAATCCGGGTTTCTCTGGAAACGCGTATCGCACCGTTTTTTGATTTGTTTCGCCCGCGATACAGCGGGAAAAAAGGTGCGACGGAATGCGGACGATGCTGTCGTCGTGGTCGGCCTTGAACCAGACGATTTCCCAGCCGGCGTTCACTTCCAACCACGCCCAGAAATTGACTTCCCACGTGATGTGGCGATACCGGTGCATAAAAATGGTGAAATGCTCCAAGTAAAGGTCAAATAGGTCCAAAAACGACTGGCCGTCGCCAATCATAAACCCACCGCAAAATCGCCAATTGATGTTGTCCACGATGCTTTCCATCCCCTGCCCTTTCTCCCAACAACCGGGGTTCGCAATGAATCGGGGTTTCCATTTGCACGTTGTCAGGAATTTCATATAGTTGCTGGTTGCCTCTTTGCGCTTGAATATGTGCGACAAATTGAAATCAATCCAGGCAAAATGCCGGGTGTCAAACGGGTTCTCGTTGACCGCATTCACCACGAACTCAATTTTCATATTCATCAAACAGAGAAAGAGGAAAGAATCTTTGACTATGTTGCGAGAAGCTGGCAAATTCCCCTTGTACAAACTGCAGACCTTGTATGTCCACGACTTGGAATAATCCACGTCGCGCAAAATCACGTTCGGATACTTGGTCCAGTCAAATGCTTGTTTGATTTCGGCGTCCACGTAGAGAATGATGGGAACGCCTGTTTTGGCAATATGGGCAAAATTGTCCATCCGCCAACTGTGGGTTTTGTGGGGTTCTTTGCAATTTATATTCACAAAACAAGATACGTATGTGAGAGATGGTTTTGATGATGGAAAAAGGTTCATCTTTATAAAAAAATAGATTTACTGTCTAAATATATTTTTTTCAAATAATCTTTGGATAAAATGGATAAAATGGCACATTGGATAAAATGGCAAAAATGGCACATTGGATAAAATGGATAAAATGGCACATTGGATAAAATGGCACATTGGATAAAATGGCGTGATTAAACCTTACTGTTATAGCCTCGCTGAATACCTTGGTTCCCCCCCTTACTAGATACCCTTCATCTGAATTTCCTCCCTTTTGTAAATATGTTCCTCCACGAAAAATTTGTAGACTTTTTCTTTCTGGTCGCCGGTGAGCGTGATGACTTCGCCGTTTTTCACATCTTTTGAAATGAAACCATTGCATTTGTATGTTTTTTTGAAATGCGCCATTATTTTTTTAAAGTCAAGATCGTCCGCCATTCCAACAATGGAGGTCACGTATTTTGAACCAGAACGTTTTTGGACCTGGATTGTCAGGGGTTTTGTGTCCATTATTGAATTATATAATAATAAGTGGTTTATTTTTATATACTTAAGGGAAATCGTCGTATTCAGCGAAGCTTACGCCTTAATTCTTTTGAGCGCATATTGTAAATATGACGGAGACTTTGTTGGAAATTGTTCTCAGCAATTGGACACCGTCTGCCAAAACCTCAACTTATAACTACGTAAGAATATTTGCGGAAACCGGAAAAATCTATTTGTCGCAGAGCCCCCGTCAGAATATGTGGCAAGCACCAGTAAAACTCATTTCTCAGCGCACATTTACGCATTTGGAACTGGGTTTTTTGAAACAGAATTTAGAGACAGTGAAAAAATCCTCCATGTCGTTCACTTTCTGTTTTGCGCCACTCGGGTTTGAATACGAATTGGAGAATTGTGTCCTCAATTTTGAGAGATTTTTAATAAACCACTTTGAACAAATGTCTGCTGAATACCGCGATTGCGTTTTGGATTTGAAATCCGAGAATGAATCTTTGCAAAATGAAATGGATCAGTTGCAGAGAAACTGTAAAACTTATAAATATGAAATGAACGAACTTGTCCTGGATTACAACCGGCTATTTGACAAAAGTTTGTTGTCAAAAAACATTGATTTGCTCACTAAGAACAAACAGTTGGAGGACCTTTTTCAAAAAGAGAAATTTGAAAAAGAGCAGTTTATTGCCTATTGCAACAGTTTGAACGAGAAATTGATGGAACTTACCGACCAATGAATAAGGGCCTCCGGAGCGTCGCTAGACGCGACACGCCCGACGGGCTTAACCGTGGGTTTCCCTATGCACTGCACGCAATGCATTCTTCCGCCTTCTTCGGTTCAATCGTGAACTGCTGGGCCTTGTGTTTACCTCTGCGCCTCAAATAGTACATTCCCGTCTTCAATCCCTTGGACCACGCGTAGAAATGCATAGACGTCAACGAATTGTAGTTGGGGTCTTCTTGCCACAAATTCAGACTTTGACTCTGGCATATAAACGCACCGCGGTCCGCCGCCATATCAATAATGTGGCGCATCGGAATCTCCCACACGGTGCGGTATTTCAACTTAACCGAGTCGGGAATGTTTTCAATATGTTGAATGCTACCATTGTTTGCAATGATATTATTCTTGAGTTCGGTGTTCCACAACCCCATATCAATCATTTCTTTCATCAAATACTTGTTTGTCAACACGAACTCGCCCGCAAGCGTTCTGCGACTGTAAATATTGCTGGTGAACGGTTCAAAACACTCATTGAATCCGAGGATTTGCGACGTGGACGCGGTGGGCATCGGTGCGAGAAGCAGGGAGTTTCTTAGACCACTGGTCGCAATCTTCGCTTTCAGCGCGGACCAATCCAAATGGTCGGACGGGGTTACCGACCATAAATCGTATTGCAAGAGGCCTTGGGATGCGGGTGAGCCAGCGTAGGTTTCGTAGGGTCCATCCGTCGTAGCTAAGTCCGCGGATTTGACCAATGCGCCATAATAAATGGTTTCAAAAATCCGCTGGTTCACTGCTTTGGCCTCGTTGCTGTGAAAGGGGATGTTCAACAACATAAACACATCCGCCAATCCTTGGACGCCGATTCCAATGGGTCTGTGTTTTAGGTTGGAGACCCGGGTTTTCTCCGTGGGGTAGTAATTCACATCAATAACCTTGTTCAAATTGTGGGTGATGACGCTGGCCACTTCTTGCAATTTGTCGTAGTTGAACACGCCGTTTTCCACAAATGTTGGGAGACCAATACTTGCGAGGTTGCACACGGCGGTCTCGTCTGGAGTGCTTACCTCCATGATCTCGGAGCATAAATTGGAGCTCTTTATAATCCCCACGTTTTTCTGGTTTGATTTGTGATTCGCAGAATCCTTGTAGCAAAGGTAGGGCGTGCCGGTCTCCATCTGGGCGTCCAATACTTTGAACCAGAGATCTCTAGCTTTCACAGTCACGCGTCCTTTGCCCGCGGACTCATATCGGGTATAAAGGACTTCAAACTCCTCGCCATACACATCGGACAATCCGGGGCATTCGTCGGGACACATCAACGTCCATAATCCATCACTTTTGATGCGGTTCATAAAGAGGTCAGGTATCCACAAGGCGTAAAATAGGTCGCGCGCCTTTAATTCTTCGTCGCCGTGGTTCTTGCGCATTTCCAGAAACTTTTCAATGTCCGCGTGCCATGGCTCAATGTAAACCGCGAAAGACCCGTTGCGCTTTCCGCCTCCGTTTTTGACCAACCCAGTGTGTGTAAGAAAATTGTGGTGGTCCTCGTTATCCACCTCAATATCAATGACGCGACCTTCGTAATTTTCAACTTTTTTATTCGTTTTCACACTACTGAATAGGTAACCATTATATTCAAAAAACTTGACTGCCTTGGACGCCGTAATTGCCTTGTTTGTAAATAGATCACATATAACCTTTATTTTGGGAATTGACAAGACAATGGTTGATTTATCCGTTTTGTAGCCAGACGTCAATATACCGAGTCGCAACAACATGTACCGAACCGAATCAATGACATTGGGGGATATCATTTCAAGTATGATTTTATTACCGGAAGTATTTGCATCCGTTTCCAAGATTCCTTGAATTAAATTCAAAATCTTGTTTCTTGGTAAATGCAACATATTTGGCAAAATCTTCTTTACTCCACTGTCGTAAAACATCTCGTATGTGAATTTAAACATATTGTTTCGGGAAAACTCCACGCGGGCATTTCTGCCTTTTCCAGAATGGGTTGCGTTGATACCCCGTGTTTGCAAATAAGACTCAACAAAAGCAATGGTGTCTTTCTTCTCTGCATTTATGGTTATGGAACAATTTTTTTTAGATGCCGAAAGGTTTCCATCTCCAACGATTAATCCATACATACGACAATCTTCCTCCGTAAAATGCAGAATATCTTGTTCCCATTTCGGAATGGGAAACCCGACAAAATCATTTTCCTTTACATTCTTCACCTCCACAAAATCCGGCGTAATCAGTTTTCTCTCCAGGTCCGATATAATTGTTGTAAAATTGGTCTGGATAAATTTATCATTTTTGATAACCCACAATGGATGCATATCGGTCAGCTTCAGCGAATACAATGTGTGCTTAACATCCAATTCGTGCATATCGCCCTTGTATTCTGGGTAATCTAGCACTTTACGAATCGCATAAGAATTGCCATCATCTGTAATTACTTTGTCGCCGATAACAATATTCTTGATTTTTACGGGACCGCGCTTAGTATACACAATGGTTTCGGGGTCTAAACACTGGTCAACATACTTGGCAGTGTTATTGAACACGCGCAACATCGGAACAATACCATTGCTGGTGCCATTGGTTCCGCGAATATGGCTGTTGGTCGCACGCACATTGTGGATATGCAGACCGATTCCGCCCGCCCACTTACTGATGAGCGCACAATCCTTCAGCGTATTGAAAATACCTTCTATGCTGTCATTTTCCATCGCAATCAAAAAACACGAACTTAATTGTGGTCTCGGGGTTCCGGCGTTGAACAGCGTGGGCGTGGCGTGTGTGAAATACTTCTGCGACATTAGGTCGTAGGTCTTGATTGCATCATCTATGTTTGCCCCGTGAATTCCGAGAGAAACGCGCATCCACATATGCTGGGGTCTTTCCACCACCTTGTCGTTAATTCGCATCAGGTAAGAACGCTCTAGGGTTTTGAACCCGAAATAGTCAAACACGTAGTCGCGCTTGAAATTTAACGCACCCGTAATTCTCTCTTTATTCGCTTCCACAATATCCAACAACTCTTTGGTTATCATGGGCGATTGTTTGTCGTGCTTGTCCATATAATTATGGAGCTGGGACATCACAACGGCAAAATCCGGTTCGGTATTTTTGTGGTGGTTTGAAACGGTGATGTGGCTCGCCAAGGTGGCATAGTCGTAATGGATGGACGACATGGACGCACACTGGTCCGCGGTCAATTCGTCAATTTTCGTGGTGGAAATGTTGTCGTACAATTGGTCAATCACCTTCATTGCAAGGGTGGTGTAATTGATTTTGATATCGGCTTCCAACCCAATGCGTTTGATTCGGCGCAAAATCTTGTCAAACGACACGATTTCGGTCTGGCCGTCTCTCTTCATAACATACATTTCGGAAGACATAATAATAAATAAATATTGATTATTATTTCTAAATGGGTTTATTTGTATATTCATGTTTTTGATAACTTGTAAAAAAGGTACGTGTAAAAAATATCCAATACAAACCCCAATATGGAAAACGTGAACAATACATATTCCATCGGGGATTTGTTCTCTATTCCATAAAAATATGAAATGAGCAGTCCAAAGAAAGGTATTGCCAAAATGTCGCCGTAATGACTTAGGTGCGGGTTCATATATATTTATTAGGTGTATTAAAATATTAGGTCTATTAAAATATTAGGTCTATTAAAATATTAGGTCTATTAAAATATTAGGTCTATTAAAAGTTTTCCGAATCCGGTGCAATAAATACATTTTCCACCTCTTCTCTCACCATCTGAGAAATCAAACACCTTTTCTCAGCCACGCGTTTCTTCGGTTTTCGGTGTTCGTATCCTGAGACGCGTTCTTTCTCCACAGTGTCCCACAATTCCTGGATTTTCGGAAGCGCCATTTCAAACCATGGACTATTGCGTTTTATTAGAACGCACGAATACGCCTCGCAATACCAATAAATGCGTTTGAATAAGACGTGGGTATCTTTCAACTCCCGTTTCTTGTCGTTTATCCACTCACTAATTGCGGATTTGTTCAGCTCGGCGTTCAAAGGCATATACACGTAATGGGGCTTTCCATCCGCAAAATCCGATTTGATGAAATAGAGAATCACCCCGTTGTACAAATACTTGTGTTTATTCTTGTAAAACAGCTCTTCATCCACCTCATCATACTCTTTGAACTGGGTCTCTACAAAATCGCATTCATTCAGATTGCACACCTCCATCTGCGTCTGCATCTGCACCCAATAATCCATCTTGGGCACACCCGTTATCTCTCGCGAAACCACGTTCTTGATTTCCAACATTCGCCCATAGGCGCTGGAATCTTCACTTGTAACAATCCCGTCGGGGGATGCACCAATGAATGGATACGCGGGGTGCTGAATACAGCCGAATTCGCCCACTTTGCACCGGTTTCTGTATTCGTACAACATCACGGTCAGCGGTTCATATTTGACCCCCCAGTGCATAGGCGAATCTGTATTTGGCGATGTATCGTAGGAGTCCGTAACCATCGGTTTGCATTTTTCCAGAATCAAACTGTTCTGGTTCGCCTCGGACCCGACCGCTTTCCAAATGTTGCTGGCGGTAATCAGATTATGGCGGAACTGGTACCACTCCGGAGTTCGTTGGACAATTTGATTCGCAGATTGAAGTTTCTCAAGTTGCGCTTTGACTACGGCTTTATCCGCGGATAAATAGATGGTCGGGCGCGGATTTTTGTAAGCCCGGCGCGGAATTCCAATGATTGAGAAATAGTTTTTGATAAATAGATGCACTCTCTTCCGGAACTTTTTGAATACTTTCTCGTAGGGCCGGTCTTCCTCAATGAATCCGATGCAAATCAGATCGTCCAAGTAGTCTTGGGTAATCTTGTCCACCATTGTCTTGTAAAACTCGGGCTGGCATTGCTGGATGCCGTTTTCCGCCAAGTATTTATCTACAGAATCGTGAATCTCTATTTCTAAATCAATAATATCTTCTTCGCTAAATTCAAACATAGTTGTCTAAGTATATATATAAATTGTATTTAACTTGATACAATTTATATCATTTGGAACAGTTTATTCCTCTTCATTTATGGAGTCGGCTTTCTTGGGCGTAAGCGACTTCAATGTAGATACCTTTTTATCAAGGTTGCGAATCGTGAATGCGCGGGTTGTGAGATTGAACGCGAGCCCGCCGATGTTGGTAATAACTCCGGTTTCCTTGTTGTAATCCACGTCCTTTACTTTTGCCAGCTTGTCTTTTGTGAGGCAAGCGCTGAAAAACGTCTTCAGGCATTTGACCTCTTTCATCGGCAGACCGTTTTCCTTCCCGTATTTTTCGGCGTAGGCGTGCAACTTCTGGATTTTTAGTCGCTTGTCCAATTTGTTCCAAGGTTCCGAATTCATACTTTTCTTTTCGGTCTCCAACATTGCATCAATCTTGTTCATCGTATTTGTATTGGTTTCGTCAAATGTTAGAGTTGACTGCGAATTCAAAATGTTTTTGTACTTGTACATTATCTTGGTTTCGTCGTCTTTCTTTTCGGGCGTTGGTGGTGGTGTTGGTGTTGGTTGTTGAAACATATTATAGTAGTCGTTCTTTTATATTATTATTGAATAATGTTTATATCGTTTTACAATGAGATAAAATACGGTAGCAAATAGTATAATGGAAACTAAATCTCTCGTAATTGATTTGCGAAAAAAAGAAGAAAAGAAAAAGGTGATTTTACCAAAAGTCAAATCGGTTCGCAAGGAAACTGACAAATGGCGATTTGACGAGAAATTCTTGGAACTGGACAAACAATGGGCGTGTCTAACTGCAATTAAAGGTGGAGATGAATTACCAGATGATTTTAAAGAAGTGTGCAGAGAAATGCGACGCCAAATCCAGAACAAGGTGTCCAGTTATAAAATGCAGGATATTCAAAAACAAAAATACGACGATGATAAATTCGTTGACCTGAATTTTGTCATTGGGCTGTTGCACGAAAAAGGTTTGAAATGTTTTTATTGTCGCGAATCCGTGTATCTTTTTTACAACTTTGTGAGAGAAAACAAACAGTGGACTTTAGAACGAATTGATAATGGGGTGGGACACAATGTTGACAATGTGGAAATTGCGTGTTTGTTGTGCAATTTGCGACGCCGGACAATGTACCACGAGAGATACGTTTTCACAAAACAAATGAATGTTGTCAAGTTAGGTTAGGAGAACCTACGGTTAAGTCCGTCGGGCTTCGCCCTTTCCCCTATGACCCCTCCCTACTCTAATAATTGGGAGGCCTTCGGCTTAGTGAAGGAGGGGGTAAAAGAATCTTTGCTTTTTTGAATACGTAGTTCCTCTAAAAACATTAGAGAACAAACCAGATAAAAACAAAATCCAAATTATTGTAATTCAATGACCACCGTTTTTCACGAAAACAATTTCGTAGCGTCCAAACTCGAGTATTTCATCCAAATCCGCAAAATCCCCAACATCGTTTTTCACGGTTCTTCCGGCTGTGGCAAGCGAACCATTGTGGACGATTTCATCAACCGCATCTACGGAGGAGACCGCAACCGCATCAAAAACAACGTGATGTTTGTCAATTGCGCCCACGGCAAGGGCATCAAGTTTATTCGCGACGAACTCAAATACTTTGCAAAAGCCAATATCCAATGCAACGACGTGACCCTGTTCAAAAGCATTGTATTGTATAATGCAGACGAACTCACCATTGATGCCCAGTCCGCTTTGCGCCGGTGCATTGAACTCTTTAGCCACAACACGCGATTTTTCATTGTCGTAGAGAACAAACACAAATTGTTGAAACCCATTCTGTCCCGGTTTTGCGAAATCTATATCCCGGACAAAACTGAAAACCCCGAGAACCCGGTTTACAAAAGTTTGCACAAAGTCAACCGAGATGTGGTGTATGGATTCGCGGATTTGAAGAGAGAATGCAGGACCCACATTCTGGAACCCGTGTTCAAGGAACTGCAAGTTTCTGAGAAACACACCTATAAATGGTTTATGAACCTCGCGAACCAGTTGTATGAGGAGGGGGTATCCAGTTTAGATATAATTGACTATCTGGAAGAAGTTTTAGACAAAAAAAAAATAGTCCAGATTCAGTTTTGTTTCAATAAAATCAAGGGCGAATTCCGGTCCGAAAAAATGCTGATGATGTATTTGTTTGACTACTTGTTTTTACGTTCGGATTGCAGTTTGAAAAATATTTCCTTTTTATAAATGGACGATTTTGTGTTATCTAATTTGAATGAGGCGCGCAACGAGTGGTGTAGTCGTTTGGTTAGCATTTTAACACCGCGGATTATGGAGGGGATTCGCTCTATTTTCAACGAGTCGTGGAAAGTGAGTGTGGATAATGGAGAAGTAGAAAAATACCTGATGACCTTTCAGAATTTCATTTGCCGGGTTCCCAAATGGAATTCAAATATTGTGGATGAAGAGAAAAATAGAATTGTGGAGAAATCGGGGTGCAATTATCTGGAGGACCTGATTACGTGCGTCCACGTCATTCAGCTCAAAGTGTTGACGTGTGTTCGCGTGGGAACTCGGCAGAAGAAAATTGACATTTCTATCCCGAAACTCAACGATTTCTTGCACAAGGCTTACATCAATGTGGCGCGAAAAATCTATAAGAATGCGTATCTTTTTGACAAGAACGCGTCTCCTCTGAACCAGCAAAAACACAATCGCGAGTTTGAAACAATTGTAGAGGAGTGTATCCTGAAAACCATTCGCGACAGTATTCCCACGGAAGCCATTGTGCGCGCCTATTTGGACGAATCCGTGGAACAAGAGGAGGAAATCGTGGAGGAAATTTTGGATGAGAAAGGGGAGGCAAAAGAAGCGGAAGAAACCGAGATTAAAGAACCCGAGCCACCACCGGTGCTTGAGTCGGGGCCAATCATTACCAATATTAGCGACAAACCGGTTGTTAACCGACTCACATTTGATGATGTGGACAGAGCATTGACCGAAGACGGCAAAGTGGAAGAAATTGTTGCACCCAAGACGATTGAACGGTTGGAGGAAATCAGCGTGTCGCGCAATTTGCAACGCAAAATTGATGAGGCGCAAGATGATGATGATGATGAGGACCGGCTGAAAATCGGGGATGATTTAGACAGTATGAGCCTTGGATTCACAGACTTGAACCCGGATTCATTCTCCAATGACAACATTATTAAGCTGGATTTTGATGAACTATAGGGGAACCTGCGGTTTCCCCTATGACCCCTTCCCTTTTTAGAGGACATAATTAAAACTGAATTAGTAAGTACCTTTTTTTAATTCATATTTTTTATTGTAAAAATAATTTTACAATAAAGGGAGGGTTCAAAAGGGAACCTACGGTTCCCCTACTGCGGTCAGAAACGCGCTTTTTCAAAATCGTTGATTATATAGAATGGAAGCCATTGTTGCCATAATTATTGTCACGACCGTTCTCTACATTTTAGCAAAAATGATAGAGATGAAATATGTGGACAAGGAGATGCGACCTTTGAAGGAACTCATTCGCGATGCAACCATTGTCGCAGTTTCCGCCGGTGTTTCCACGTTTGCCGTGTTTTCAATGAACAAATCTATGAATGGTTTTTTTAGTGCGATGACTGAACAGACCAATTTGCCCGCGGTTGCGGCGGTTTTTACCGACAATCCGGAGTTTTAAAGGGAATCGTAGGTTCAGCTTCGCTTACGCCTTTTTTTGCTTTGCTTATCCCCTCCTTCATTTGAAATTATAATGTTATAATTTCAAACAAAAATAAAGGGAGTAAACCCAATATATATACATATATGGCAAGAAAAACACGACGAATGCGAGGAGGATTCACCACAAAATATCATGAATATGCACATTTGATGAAACATAAAAGTGCAATTGATATTAATGAATTTAAAACTTTTCTTGACAGTCAATCCGACCCATTAAAGCAAACATTTATATTTGATAATGCAAAAGAAGAATATACCATTAGTGAATGGGCACTTATTTGCAATGCAAATGAAGAAATTTACAACCTTTTTACAAATTATACATTTGATTTAAGCCGACGTGTAAAATATCCATATAAGGTTCTTTACAATAAAAAGTATAACAACTCTCTATTAGAAGCGTATACACTACGATCAGAACATATTGGAATAATTAGTGCAATGGTTAAACAGTTATTAAATGAAAATGATTCTGTGATTCAACATAATGTATTATACAATTGGTATGAGGGTGGTGTTGTGCCAACTTTGATAAAATGTATGTTTGATATGAATACAGCCACTGGAAAAAACAAAAACATAATTATTTCAAATATTTTACTGATTTATTCGGATACCATTATTTTAACACAACTTACCCGCAATTATGAGTATGAAACTATGGCCAAAATATTTTATTATGCAACTGCAAATTCCTGTCTGTCGTTGATGGAATTACTTTTATATAAATTTGACCCAATATATACAGTTCGTGTTTTATTTGAACCAGATATTGTGACTGCATTATTAATACAAAATGACACACACATTTTAAAATGGATTATCATGGAATTAAACCGAATTGACGAAAATATAGTTGGTGCGGCAATATGCAAAGTGATGAAAATACAAAAACAACCTTGTACCAGAGAAGATATTCAAGATATAATAAAAACAATTAATAGTGAGCACGCAAACCTGTTTTTTGAAAAGCTGGGAAGGTACGCAATTGATAATTTTGAAATTCCATCGTTACGTGATAGACCCGCCATTATCGTTGTCTCCCACGGATTTTCATTGGGCCCTGAAGAGAAAATGCGAAATTTTGCAATGCGACGTCTCTGTTTTTTTGCACAAAAAGGGCATATGCTTTGTGATATTAGCCCCTATGGGCGACCAATACAAGAGTTAGTATGCGCTGGACATTACGACTCTACATTAGAGTGTAAGCCATCTAATAATAATACAATTATGACGGAAGACCTGTTTTTTGATTTTGAACACAGTGATATAGTTCAAGAGAAAAAGGATTATCTCGGGTTTTATTTGTGCTACAATGGAAATGTCACCAAACTAAACCATCCAACAGATGCGCAATCCAGCTATCATATTGAATATATTATAAATTATGCGACCCAAGTTTCGCAAGTCTTGTTCCAAAATGCAAGAGATGTTGATTTGATGATATACTCGTGTTTTGGATATCAAAATACGAGTCAAATGACATCTGTTTTTCCAAAAGTTCATATATAACAGCTTAACCGAGAAGGGATTTCTCTGTACTTATATCCATTATACGCTTTATCTTCAGCCATCGCCTTTGTCTCGCTCATTCTCTCAAGTTTGATGCAATAATATAAAAAATGATTGCTTAATAAACTATTCAACAAAATCTACCTTTATGACACTTGGAACTTCCGGTTTTTTGAATATTATTTTTGTAATTTCGCGCAATACATAAGATAAATCAAACTTTGTATGATTTGGATTATATCGTATTATTGTTATGTTTTGCTCCAATAAATATTGTTCTCTATTTTTTTCATATATTTCATTTCTATCTTTGTGGTCATATTCATCACATTCAATTCCCAAGTTGTAATCTTCAAAATATAAATCAATATAATATGTTCCAACTCTTTTTTGACGCTTTATTTTCAATGCATCCGAAAATGAATTTTCTATAAATCCAATGGTTTGGGTTTCTATTGCCATTACAATATTTACGTGCCCGCAATTTTCATTTATCTGTTTTATATATCTGTTTTTTAAGTTATATGTATTTTTTACTAGTTTGAATGATTCTTCGGATAACCACATATGTATGCAATTATGACCGCCTCTGTAATTTAATTTTTCAGTTTGTTTTTTTTCAATAAAATGAATACCTTCTTTGAAATTCTTTTTTACATATGTAGTTAAATGCACTTTTTTTGTTTCAAACAATTCAACCAATTCATCAATGTTTTTTATAAAAACTTCTTGCATTTTATATTTTTGATAATTATATGAAAAATATATTCAATTTTTACACAAAAACATCCATTTTTCATATAAAATTGAAATCTGTTTATCTATTCTTATGAATCCCATAAATTCCAAAAATGAGCGATTCGTGGTTCAGCAAGTTAGATAAGGTCATCCAGTATATGACAAACAATGATGGAATAAAGCCTTCTAAGAAGGAGCCCGAGATTGGTTCGTGGCTCAGCGACCAGCTCAAGTTTTACCGTGCAGGAAGCGGGACTGCCGGTATGTGGGTTAGCAAAGAACGACTTCAAGCGTGGACCGAGTTTATGAACAAAAATGAAGACCAGCTTTTAACTAAGGATGAAATTTGGGATAAGAAATTGCAAATGCTTGGTGATTTTATTGATTTGTATGGTCGCAAGCCAAGTGAAACAGGATGTGACGAAGAAGTTGCACTATTGCGATGGAGTTATGACCAAGTGAAGCGCGTACAACCAGGAACTGACCGATATGATAAATGGAGTGCATTTACAAATAAGTATACGCATCTTTACCGAACATATGAAGAGTCCTGGAAAGATACATTTGATAAAGTGGTTGAATATGTTCGCGAAAATAATAAGACGCCCAAACAGGACGGTAGCACCGAAGAAGAGTGCCGTTTGTCGCGGTGGATAACCCGGCAAAATATGAGTTTCTCAAAAGGCGAATTGTCGGAAGAACATAAGAGTATTTGGGAGAAGTTTATTAACAAAGACCAGAGGTTTATTAACAAAGACCAGAAGTTTAACAGCACCGATAACAAAGTCATTGAAACAACAGTTGATATAAAATGCAAAGGAAAAGACCGCAATGGTGATTTGTGCCGTAATTATGGCAACCCATTTTGCAACTATCACAATTACTTGACGGAATATACCGATGCACAACTCCAACAATTAAAATTCTGCAAAGGATGCAACAAATGGAAGGATTTGCCCGAAAGCAAAAATCAATGTTTAACCTGTGGAGAAAGAGGCGCTGAAAACCGCGCAAAAGCAAAAAACGACGTGGTTTTGTGCAAATCCGATGGTTGCACCTTCAAGAAATCCGACGAAAATGATTATTGTGGCAAGCACCAACTGTGTTTGTTTGTGGATGAATGTTTGGCCGAAGGAATGAAACCGTGTGCAAAGTATTTGAAGGGGTGTCGTGCAAAACTTGGCTCAGATTATGCCTTCAAAAGTTGTCAAGAATGTTTGAAGAAGGAGAGAGAATATGATAAGGCAAAGAGGTCTGCCGTATCTGATGAAATTGTTGATGGAAAGAAACAATGTACGGTTTGTTGTAAATTCAAACCAGTAGAAGAATATCCGGAAACAAAAACGTGTGTGCAGTGCAGAGAAGAATTCAAAAAACAAAATGAAAAGAGAGACAAAGAACACGTGAACGAAATTCAACGGATTGCGTCTCAAAAACCGGAGAGAAAGGCTACGAAAAAAGAGTGGGAAAATGCAAATCCTGAAAAAGTTGCATTGAAAACATTAAATTACAGGGATAGACAATACAATGAACATCAAGAAGAGTATTTGAAGAGAAATGCAGAAACAATGGCTAAGTGGCGAGAAAACAATCCCGAAAAGGTGGAAGAATCTAATAAAGCACGAATTAGTAATGTAAATTACGCATATCAAGGGTATATTTATAAATGTGAAGTTAAAAAAATAAATATTGAATTAACAAAAGAACAATTTGATGAAATTGTTATAAAACCGTGTTATTACTGTGAAATTATTCAAGACAAGGGTTTCAATGGCATTGACCGAATGGATAGCAGTAAAGGTTATGAACTTGATAATTGTGTGAGTTGTTGTGATGAATGCAATACAATGAAGGGTGCACTTGATAATTCAACGTTTATAAAAAGAACGGAACATATATTAACTTATAATAAGTTTATTAACTGCAATTTACATCCGCGGGCATTTGCAAACCATTCTACTATTAATTATAATTCTTACAAAAAAGGTGCAAAATCACGAAATTATGCATTTGAACTAACACAAAGTGATTTTGATAAGATTGTTAGTTATGATTGTTATATATGCGGTAAACAAAATAGTAATAGACATAAAAATGGCATTGATAGATATAATAATAGTATTGGGTATACAAATGAAAATGTTAGGCCTTGTTGCGGACAATGCAACATTATGAAAAAGGACATTGAGTATGAATATTTTATAAACAAACTTTTAAAAATCTACAATTGTAGCCAAAATCAAAATTATATTCCAGTTTGCGTTCCAATTATTAATACATTAAATCGCAATCCAAATAAACCTTCACGAGATGAAATGTGTAAAATATCAACAGAAAAAAGACAAGAACGACGCAAAAATACGCGAGAAAAATATGGAGATGCAGAATATAAACGTATGCACGCACAAAAAATTGCAGAACAACGATGTAAAAAAAAAGCTCTAGAAACTCCAACAAATATTGGTTTAACTATATACGAGTATTCAACTGATGATGAAGGTTTGTAAAAACATTTAATAAAAAACTTTTGATTTTGATTTTTTTATTAAATTATTAAAGGATATGTAGAAATTTTGATATCCACGACAACACTGCCACTGCAAAACACCGTGTATGTATGTCCGCTCACGAGCTGTAAGCGACACCGCACATACCGGCCATCACTCTTAAAACGTTGTAAGAGTAAGCATATACTCTGACCTTAGCAGTAGAGGTTCCAGCAACGGTTCCAGAAGAGAGCACCAACTGGAGTGTGGCGTTATCAATTCTGGAGAAGTTGCACGACCCTGAAGGTTGATGCTCCTCAGGCCTAAGTGCGAATGAATACACGTTGATGCCGGTATCAGGGGCTCTGGTATGGTGCTGGAAGGGCTGAACAACGTCAAAGTAAGAACCCTCTCTCTCGGAGATACGGTCTTGTCCGTTAAGCTGGAGCTTAGCGGTGACGACGGGGTTCTCACCCCAGCAGTGGAGGTGGAGGGCAGTCTCAGCGAGAACGAAGGTGCCGGCATCGGACAAGGCAGAGCCGGTGGGGAGAGAGCCGTCTTGGTTGAAGACACCAGCGGCAGCGTGCCAGTCCTGGTTGCCGTTCATTAAGCCGCCAGACACGGCATCGGTGGCGCCGGCCATCTGGAAGACACCTCCACTAATGAAGGCGTTGGCACCAGAGGTCTCAGTGGGGCCTCCGAAGACGTGGATCGAGGGAGGGAGAGCATCAATGGCATCGGTGTAGTTGAAGGGCTGGGCGCCGAGGACCTTGAACAAAGTACTGTTGCCCTCAAGGGAGGCGCAATAGTCAACGTTGGCATCGGGCTGGACAACCCAGATGAGCTCCTTGCAAGGGTGGTTGAAGTTGATCTTGATCTTATTACTAGAAGATCCGACCGACTCGTCACCGGTGTACTGGAGCTGCTCAATGAGGTACTCGTGGGGGTTCTGGGCCATCTTTCTGCGCTCGTCAGTGTCCAAGAAGATGAAATCAACGTAGATAGAGGCGGCAACAAGGGACTGCTGGTAGGCAGTGGTGACGGCCAAAGAGGCACCGCTGGTGTTTCCAACGACGTCCTTGACAGCCCACAAGCACTCGCCAATAGGTCTGAAATCAATGTTAATCTTGACTTCGTGATACTGTACATCACATATACCCCACCTTTCGGTGTATTTATCGGCATTTCTGTATTGATTAACGTGTTACATACAGAAACATTGCCGGGGAGTAGACTATATCTTAAGCCTTCATCGGAGTTGATTAAACTCCTCAGACCCAATTCCGTTTAGTCGTTGAACCTTCATCGTATTCTCATCATTGTGAACGTAGATGCTTGGCTGCGGATTGTCTATTTCTAAGGATTTTTTATTTTCCTTATCATACGTGGCATTTTTACCATACCTGAGTTTCTTTCTCAGCCACATTAAACTTTCGTTTAATGCTTGGTAGCCTAAAAATTCTTTATGTTTGTTGTTAAATCTAATAACTGATACTAGATTATTGAAATAATAGTGCAATAATATTTTATTTGATTTTTTTTTATTTTCTGTTTTATGCAAAGGTTGAAAATTTGTCCAGTGAAAACAAACCTTGGATTCTTCAAGAATATTGTGATTAAATTGAGTAATTGGTAATATATGGTCTATTTCCCAGTATGTTCCCAAATTATCCCAATTCATTTTATCATCAAATCTGAATTCAATCCATTTATTGAACCATTTAGAGTTGCATCCTATCAAATCTTTGTAAGATGTTTCTTTGCCTTTTACCATTTTATGAATTTTACTTCTTAAAATTTCTGACAATCTAAATGACAAATCGGTTTTTCTTTTTTCTTTTATTTTTTCCTTTTTTATTGGTAAATATTCTTTATTTTTTATCCTGACGTGTTCTTTTATATCTTCGCGATTGCGATACAACTTTTTTTGTGAATGTATTGCTTCTATATTAATTATTCTGTATTCCTTTGATTTTGCAAGAAGTGTTTCTTTATTATTTTTATAATATTCATCTTGTTTATTTTTAATATGTTCTTTATTTTGTTCGCGATATATTTTTCTACAATCTTTACAATCGTATCTATGACCACCCGGGGCGGATTTTAAATTACCAAAATTATTTATTTCTTTTTCTACTTTGCATATATAACATTTTTTCATTCTTATATTATTATTAATACTATTTTTAAATTCTTTTAAACATAAATTACCGTCTTTAAGAGTTTCCCGCAATTTGAAATTGTTGCCGCACGGCTTGTCGTTTCAACAAGCACACGCGACTAGCATCTGAGGATGGCCGAATAAGCCATTACGAGCCTCGAACGAATATTCTCCAAAGTAGTTCTCGTATACTTTGGGTCGGATGCTTTTCTGCCCTACAGATTTCAAGGCAACAAGGGGTAAAGCCAAACCAGGGTTTCGGCAGAACCAGAAGAGGAGGGGGACGTACAAGGTGGTCTCAGGGAGAGCCTTTCTGGGGGCACAAACCTGGCCGGGGCCTCCAGTGGAAGCGCAGGGACCGTTGATGTCGGCGAAGGCAGGGTCAGTCATGTAGGTGAGCTGAGTGGTGTGGCCGATCATCTTGTAGTAACCAGCCTGCTGCTCAGAAGACAGGGTAAGCTGATTCCAGATGTGCATCCAGTCACCATATTGGCGGTCAATTCTCTGGCCTCCAATCTCAACCTCAACCTGGGCAATGAGTTGCTCACCAGGGTAGTCCAACCAACGGGCATACACGTTGGAGCCAGAGGCAGCCATAGACTGGTTAATCTCGGGGAGAGTAACCTGGACATAGGTGCGGTAGGCAAGATCTCCATTTCTGGAGATGGTGCAACTAACACGGCGACCGAAGTCGGCCTGGCCGTTGAAAGTCTGCTCGATGGACTCCATCGCGAAGTTGGTGTGGCGTCTGTAAGACACCTTCCAGAAAGTAATCTCGGGGTTTCCAGTAAGGAAAACATCTTGTGCGCCGTAGGCGACTAATTGCATTAAGGCTCCTCCCATTTTTTTATATAATCTAAAAATATAATTTCTCCTAAATCTGAGCGTATAAACCCAATTTTTTATCATTTTGTCTACATTTAAAGGAAACTAACGGTTTCATTTTGGGCATTCCTTTACAAGAACATAGATACTATATTTGCAAAATACATTGAATAAGTGTAGAGGCATTGAATTTGCATTTCACCCCTGAACCATTATTTAGGGGTGAAATTTATGATATAATTTTGATAATATAAAGTAATAAGATATGCCAACCATTTGCAAAAAAGACACATGTAGGAATCCGGCCGTTTATGGATTTTGTTTTGGAAAACCTCTTTTTTGTTCGGAGCACAGAGAAGATGGCTCAAAGAATACAAGAAGTTTAGAACCGGGATTACCAACGGATTTAGTGGTTAAAGAATGCAAACAATGTTTTTATAACCCCGTTTTATCCAGGTATAAAGGTTATTGCACCCATTGTTATGTAAAAATATTCCCTTTGGACCCACTTTCTCTGCAAACCGTCTACAAATCAAAAGACGAAGTTATCCAAAGGTTTATAGATTCCAAATTTGACGGATTTGTGCATGGAGCTAAAACAAGTCAAATTCACATTAATGGGTTTACGCTTAATGTTGTTTTTGATGATACAAATGTCTCTGCAGAAGACGAAAAAACCATAGTTATTAAGTTTAACCCCAATAAATATGAGAATGGCAAGAACCCGATGTTGTACACCAGATTGCCAGATTTGGAAAAGGAGATTTCAAAACAGTTTGAGAGAATCATGAATGGATGATGAAATATTATAACTACTTCTAATAAACATTTATTGTAATATAAAAAATTGATTATATGAAATATGTTTATCCAAAATATATCCAAAATTATACAAATAATCATTTATTTTTGTATCATTAGTTATGTTTTCTAATAAAATTACTTTGGGTTTATATTTGTTTAAGTGTAAACCATATAAACATTTTAATTCTCCACCTTCAATATCTATTTTTAAAATATCAATATTTGTGATATGACTTAATTCTGTTTCTAATATTGAAGATAATTTTTTTTGTTGCACATTTATTTTTGTAATTTTTTTATCACCACAATTGAATATATTGGTAATTTCATCACTTATTTCAATTGCCGAAAATCCTGCAGTCCAACCATTTGATTCTACAACATTAAATTCAACAGATTCTTTATTTTCATCATAAATTGCATAATTAAATACATTTTTTCTATATTGTTGTAATAATGGAATTCCATTTGTATTTGCTTCAAAACAATATACATCCCAATCATTTTTTTCAAAATGATAACTATTTGAAATTAATATGGGTTCAAATGCACCAACATCTAACATAACTCCCTTATAGCTATAATCTGGGAAATAACTTCTCAACACATTATCAACGTGCACATCATCCAATACTTCACCATGAAATTCTGTATAACTCATATAACATTACAATTATATATTTTATTTAGAATTTTATAAAACATTCAACTACACAATTGAAGCCGACGGCTTATATCGGTAACGATTATACCAGAATCAAAATACAAAAAAATGTTCAAAAGAATTGGAAAACAGTTTGGGTAAATGATGAATGTGTAATTTTGTATAAGGGAAGGTATAAGCCGTTAGGCTTCGCCTTTAAGCCGTTAGGCTTCGCCTTTAAGCCGTTAGGCTTCGCCTTTAAGCCGTTAGGCTTCGCCTTTAAGCCGTTAGGCTTCGCCTTTAAGCCGTTAGGCTTCGCCTTT